CTTTGTGGATAGCTTAGCTATGGCTTGTTCTCTTACTAGAGAACTAGTGATGCCAGAGATAAGTGTGTCTTCAAGTCCTTTTTTCTAAAAATAATCATTTAAGCCTTTATTTAAATTGATTTTGAGTCAAACTAAATACTGGAATACTGCAGTTCCAATTCTAACTATAAGGAGTCCCCATGGGCATTTCCCCAAATCCTATGTTTCCAGAGCGTGCGCCACAAGCGTACGAACTAAAAGGCGCAGGCAACGTCGAGCGTAGAGGTCCACTTCGTTTCGAAGAAGGTATCGCTACTGACACTGACGTTCCTAACGACTTTCAGAAGGGCATCATGAGCGGCTTTGCAGCAGCTCCTGGACGTCCAAACCGCAATGCACCAGTATGGCAAAAGTCAGCTGCTGAGACCCTATCAGAACGCGCACACGTGGGTTCTGCTGCATGGATCGAAGCACCTACTTTCCTAGGTGAATTTGCACACGGGTCATTCACAAACTATGCTGAGCAGATCGTCGAGACCAAGATGGTCAGTGGCGGTAGAACAGCTCGTTTGAACCCAACAGTAGTTCAAGACTAATAACAATCTAAGTTACCTATTCTTGCCCCCGCCCCCTATAGGGGGGCGTAGGGGCGAGATAAGGTTCTAGTTTGAGGAGACGGCATAATGGCATCAGTACCTGCTAATGAAAAGCTTTGGGCTTTGATTGTAACTCAAGCAAAAGCTAAGTACACTAACTACCCTAACCCAGGGGCTAGCCACTGGGTTCATCAGCAATACCTGAAACATGGTGGTAGGTTTATTGAGACCAGCGAAGAAACTCGTCGCAAGAAAATTGCTGAAAAAATGCTTCAAGACAAATTGCGTAAAAAAATGGCTCATAAAGGTCTTGACAAAGATAAGAATTCTAAAAAACCTGTTCCAAAGAAAAAGTCTAAGGATAAGTAAATAAATGTCTTTTGCAGACTTTTCACCCCCAAGTTATAGAGCGGCTTCTTCCGATTTAACTATATCTATTTCTCCGTTAGGTCTAGTCGAACTTGCCGATGAAGAGTTTGAGGTCCACGGTCCTCGTCTAAACCGTTACAGCCTTAACTGGGCTATGTATCTTGGTCACCACTGGGGCTATCGCCGTGAACAAGGCGAAATGCAGATCTCTATTAACTATTATCGTGCATTTATTGACTACATCAATCGGTTTACTTTTGGAAAAGGCGTTCACTTTAAATCGCCTAAAGCTACTGAAGCTATTGTTCCTAAACTACTAGAAAGAGTTTGGGAAGTAGACAACAACAAGATGCAGGTTCTTTTTGAGATGGCACAAACTGGTGCTTGTACAGGAGACTGCTTTGTTAAGATTGCTTATGAAGAAGCTTGGAATGACAGTGTTAACAGGTTCCACCCTGGTCGTGTACGCGTACTTCCACTAAACCCAGCGTTTTGTTTTCCTGAGTTCCACCCACACGATAGAACTCGTTTGCTTCGTTTTAAGCAGAAGTACCGTTTCTGGGGTACCTCTCTAGAAGGAACTCGCCAGGTCTTTACATACACCGAAATTCTTACTGATGACATCATCGAAGAGTATATCAATGATGAGCTTATTGACAGCAGACCTAATCCTCTAGGTCAAATTCCTGTAGTACACATTCCTAATGTTCCTGTATCTGGATCTCCATGGGGTCTAGCAGATGCTCATGACATCATTACAATCAATCGTTCATTTAACGAAATATCTACAGACATTGCAGACATCATTAACTACCATGCTGCACCGGTAACAGTTATTATTGGTGCTAAAGCGTCGAACCTTGAAAAGGGTGCTAAGAAGGTATGGGGTGGTCTACCTAAAGACTCTAGCGTGTTTAACTTAGAAGGTGGTGCTTCTGGACTTGCTGGTGCTATGGAGTACCTTTCATCTCTAAAAACTGCTATGCACGAAATGATGAACGTTCCAGAAACTGCTTTGGGTCAGGTACAGCCTATTTCTAATACCTCTGGTGTTGCTCTTTCTATTCAATATCAGCCGCTAATGAACCGCTGGTCTCAGAAGACTGCTCAGTACGGCAAAGGTCTAGAACGCATAAACGAAATCATTATGCTAAACCTTGTTGTTAAAGAACCAGAGACTTTAATTTTTAATCCGGAGACAGAGGGTAACCTAAAACCAGGTCAATTACCTCAGCTAGACCCTAACGATCCTATTACCTATCAATCTTTTGCTCATTTTCCTGAGCCACTACCTCTAGATAAGCTGATCTTGATGAGCGAACTTCAGCAAAAAATGGCTCTTGGTCTAGAGTCTAAAGAAGGTGCTTTGCGTTCTCTTGGTGAGGAATTCCCAGAAGAGAAGCTCGAAGAAATTCGTAGAGAAATGATTGAAGATGCTAAGGCTGATGGTGCTTTGAGCCTCATTAAGGTACAGCTCCAAAAAGAGATTATGGATATGACCGGTATGATGCCAGGTCCTGAAGGTGGCACAGCAACCCCTATTGACCCTATGATGATGGGTGATGGAGATGTTCTTGGCGATGGAATACAAGGCGATCCAGAAGAAGGTGCCGAAGATCCAGAGCTAAACTCCAACCCTCAAATGGATCAGGGTGAAGCGTCTATGCGTGAAACTCTAGTACAACAAGCTTATGGGGCTAATATTCCAACAAGAGATCCTCTGGATAACAATAAATAATTTTAGTTTGACAAGAAACTAATTGTTTGTTTGCTTATTCTTATAGTATACCCACTGACAAGGTCACGTGCTCACACATCGGAAAACGACCCACGAGAATGAAAAGAGATAAATTATGGATGAAAACGTAGAGGTAGAAACCACTACCGAACAAGCTACACCTGAAGCTTTTGCTGAGGAGACTTACTTGCCAAATACTGATAAGGTTGCTGAAGCAATTCAGAAAGCCCGTGCTCAGGAAAAAGCAAAGCTTTATCCTCAAGTAGAAAAGCTACAGGAAGAACTCGCTCTCCTTCGCAAGGAGCGTGAAGAACGCCAAGCCGTAGAGGCTGAGCGTGCAGCAAAGCGTCAAGCTCGTGAATCCGAGCGTTTAGCTGAGCGTAAAAAGCAAGAAGAATCAGAACTTGAAGTCCGCGATCTACTTGCTAAAAAAGAACAAGAATGGGCAACCAAACTTGAGGCTGAACGTGTAGAACGCGAAAAGGCATTTGCTCTTCTAGATCGTGAACGTGAGTTCCAAGACCTGCAACAGTATCGTTCGCAGCGTCTAGAATCAGAGCGCGACGCTATTATCCCAGAACTAGTTGATCTAATTTCTGGAAATTCCCGTGATGAAATTGAGCAGAGTATCGCGGGTCTTAAAGAACGTTCTGCAAAAATCTTCGATTCTGTTGCGCAAGTCGCACAGCAGAGCCGCAAGGAAATGACTGGTACTCGTATTACAGTACCAGCAAACGGACCCCTCGACAATGACTCGGACTCAGCTACGTTAACCCCCGACAGTATTTCAAATATGTCAATGGCAGAATATGCAAAGAATCGCTCAAAGCTTTTGGGCGGTAATAATAACCGTGGACAGGGATTGTTCGGTAATTAACCACCCAACTAATAACCGCTTCTGAAAGGAGCAAAAATGGCAGGTTCTGCTATTACAGGTTCGTCCCAGCTCGCTGGTGCACCTACCGCTTACTCAGGCTCTAACTCACAGTTGAGCCAATCTATCCAAACCATCTGGTCGAAGGAAATTCTTTTCCAGGCTATGCCAATTCTACGCTTTGAGCAGTTCGCTGTTAAGAAGACTGAACTTGGTGTTGCTCCTGGTCTACGTGTTAACTTCCTACGTTACAAGAACTTCTCAGTGGACCCAACTCCACTATCTGAAGGTGTACGTATGTCAACCAACGCTCTAACCGCAGAGCAGATCGCTATCACCGTTGCCGAGCACGGATACGCAGTTGCAGTTTCAGAACTGTTGCTAAACGCATCTTTCGACGACATCATGGCTTCTGCTTCACGTTTGCTTGGTCGTCACATGGCACAGTACCTTGACGTACAGGCGCGTAACACACTATCAGCAGCTACTTCATCTGTTTACGGTTACGACCGTTCAGGATTTACTGCTTCTACTACCTTCAACACCTATGCAGAAGGTACCGTTGGTACTTCTCTTGCATCGTTGACTGGTAACTTCAAGCTAACTACTGGTGCGATCAAGGATGCTGCTCTAACTCTAGCATCTAAGAACATTCCAAGGCTAGGAGAGACCTACGTCCAGTTCATCCACCCTAAGCAGTCTCGCGACCTTCGCTCAAACCCAGAGTTTATTGAAGTCACCAAGTACGCTGCTCCAGGTAACTTCATGCTAGGTGAAATCGGTCGTCTATATGACGTCGTATTCATTGAAACAACTCAGGTTAACAAGCTAACCAACGCTGTTCCAATTAACTACGCATCTCTTGTTGGCGCACCTGCTGACCAGGGTGTTGTGCCTGTAAAGGCTAACACCGCTCCTGGTTCTGGTGGTAACCCAATCGATCCAAACCCAGTTGCTACCTCTGGTACTCCTGGTGCAGATGTTTACGAATCAGTAATGATTGGTGACAACGCATTCGGTCACGCAATTTCACTTCCAGTTGAGCTTCGTGATGGTGGTGTTCTCGACTTTGGTCGTGAGCACGCACTAGCATGGTACGCTATCTGGGGTCTAGGTGTTAT